CTTTCTCAGATGACCAAGTGTTCAGACTTAGAGAGATTATAGAGGCTGGTAAGTCTAGAAGTTCAAATGATAGATTAGTCCCTGGAGAGCAGGAACAGTATAATGGAACCCATAGATTAGACCCTAAGAAAATTGTACACATGTCAAGACTCATGCTAGAGTTTGACTGCCCAAAGGACATTGAGCAGACTATGGACGGGTATCTGAAACCGTTATATGATGATGAGCTTTCTTTGTGTCACTATAACTATATAGACTATGATATGAAATATGGTGATGGAAGATATGCTCCAGCACTACCACCACACATTGATGCCGATGAAAACATTCTGACCTTTAACTATATGCTAGACGGCAATGTTGAAGACTGGGAGGTTTGGATCGAGGATAAGTCTTATAATCTAAAAAAGGGTGATGCTATTATCTTTAGTGCTGTCAACCAGGTTCACTGGAGACCAAAGCGTAAATGGCAAGAGGGCGAATTTGTTGAGATTGTAAGTTTCGACTATTGCCCACCAACTAACTATAGGTTTACTGGCCAGACAAATCCGATTGACTTATTCCGATTTCCTGAAGCTAGAAAAGAGTATATAGATAACCTAAACACTTTGCCAGAATTTCAGGTAGCTTGGAAGATCTATGGAGACATGGGCTTAGATTCTGATATTCCACTTGACAAGCTCGCAGATTTCCTGTAAGATATCAAGATGGAAGAAAAAACAACAACACTAGAAAAAGTTAATGGCCTGTCAGAGATTGCAGACTTTATGCAAGATGAAGAGCTGACAGAAGCACTTATATTTATTGCTAAGCTAATCATCAAACCAGACATTCCGCTACAGGTAGCTACAATAGAGATTGTCAGGCTTCAAGCCATCGCAGCAAAGATGGCTTTTAAGGCAACCTGGATGGTCAACGTTGAAAAAGGTAATCGAGAAAAGAAGAATATCTATTTCACAGCACACGAAGCAATCTCAGACCTAGTCTCTGCCCTAAAATATATCGTTCGTTAATGTATACTAGATATACAAAATAGAAAAGAATTTAACATGACAACAAAAACTTTGCTACAACAGGTTATGCTGAAGGCTGAAAATAGCTTTCTAAATAAGCCATCGTTTCTTAATAAAGAAGCTTTGATCGAAAAGATTAAGTCTGGCTACACGGTAAAGCGTATAGATAGATTTCAAACAAAGAAAACTTTCGCTCCGTCTACAATTGCATTTTCTCATGGAGAGTGTCCAAGATATTGGTATCTAGCTTTTACTGGAGCACTCTTTACTGATAATGCAGATGCATACGGTGGAGCCAATATGACCGCAGGGACAAAGTCTCACGAGCGTATCCAGGAAGCCATGGGCAACGCAGGGATTCTAGTAGATTCCGAATTCAAGGTAACCTATGATGACCCTCCAATCTTTGGATACGGAGACGTTATCCTAGACTGGGAAGACGCTGAAGTCCTTGGTGAAATCAAAACTATGCCTAATGAGGGCTTTGAGTATAGAAAGCAAGCAGGTAAGCCAAAGACTGGCCACCTAGTTCAGCTACTAATCTATATGAAAATCCTAAATAAGAGCAAAGCAATTCTAATCTACGAAAACAAAAACAATCACGAGCTTTTGATTTTTCCTGTAGAATTGAATCAGTATTACTATGAGTGGGTTGAGAACGCTTTTGAGTGGATGAGAACGGTTCGTAAAGCATGGGAAGATAAGACCTTGCCTACGAAGAACTATCGCTCTAACTCAAAGATCTGCAAGACATGTCCTATTCAGGCAGCATGTGCAGATGCAGGCTTAGGAGAGATCAAGATCAAGTCTCTGGAGCCTATTGATGAAGCAAAAGCATTGTAAGTGGTGTGACGACACCTTCGAAACAGAAATTTCCTATCAAATATATTGTTCGGCTGATTGCAGAGATGCAGCAACCAAAGAAAAAATATTAGATAGGTACCAAACCATAAAACGTAAAAAGAGAATCGGAAAGACAAGGCTTTGTAAATCTTGCGGATCTAGTTTGTCCATTTATAATGACGATCTCTTATGCAATAATTGCAATGTTAACCCAGTTGACATTAAGAAAGCTTTAAAAGAACTTAAGGGGTTCTCAAATGATAAAGGTAAATGAAAAGCCTAAAAACATCTGCTCTATTGACGCCAGTACTAACAACTTAGCCTTCGCTATTTTTTCTGGAACTAAGTTAATTAGGTATGGAAAGATTAACTTTCAAGGTGCCAATGCTTATCAAAAGCTAGGGGACGCAGCACGTAAAGCGATGCCGTTCTTTAAGCAATTTGAAATTGATGCAATTGTTATTGAGCACACAGTTTTTATTAACAGCCCTAAGACAGCATCAGATCTAGCCCTAATCCAGGGAGCACTTCTTGGTGCAGCTAGAATCTCTGGGGTACGAACAGCAGGATCCATTAATCCAATTACTTGGCAAAGCTTTATTGGAAACAATAAACTTACGGCAAAAGAGAAACAGGATCTGATACAAGAGTATCCAGGTAAGTCAAAGAACTGGTACCAGAATAAGTCTAGAGAGATTCGCAAGCAGCGAACAATTAAGTTTGTTAATTCTTTTTATGATAAGACTATTCAAGATGATGACGTTGCTGATGCAGTGGGAATTGGACACTATGCAATCAATAACTGGGGAAAGATTGAAAAATAGATGGCAAAGTTGTATACTAATGAGGCTTGGTTAAAGAAACGCTACTGGCTCGACAAGAAGAGTCCAGAAGACATTGCAAAGGAATGCGGAACAAGCGTAGAAACAATCTACGTTTATCTTGCTAAGTTTAGACTCAGGAGATCAAAGAGATAATGACAAATTTAATTTATGAATCAGCATGGATAACCGAAGATGGTTTTGAAATCAAACAAGGTGACCTGATTAAGGTACAGGGAGAATACGGAACTAGATTTAAGTTTCAGTCCTTGACGAGAAATGCTGACAATACTTCAGTCTGGGTAGACTGCTTTGAGATTTTCCGTGGTCAAGTGGGAGCTTTTAGATCATTCCGCATAGAAAGAGTTAAGCGTATTCCAACTAGAGGAAAGAGAGCAAAACGTGTCATTTGAAGATTTAACAGTAGAACACTTAGATCAGGTAAATAAGGTTGTCGAAAAGTATTTAGCTGGATCCGAACCCACACAAATTTCTAAAGAGCTTTCTCTTCCACGCCAAAAGGTAGTTGCCTATCTTGACGAGTGGAGAGCGATGGCTGCCGATAACGCAGCTATTCGTGCTCGTGCTAAGGAAGCCCTGGTTGGTGCAGACACCCACTACAGCAAACTAATATCAAAAGCTTATGAAGTAATTGATGAAGCTACTACAGTAGCAAACCTAACTGCAAAAACTGCTGGTATTAAACTAGTCATGGATCTTGAAAAGACACGTATCGATATGCTTCAAAAAGCAGGACTCCTGGAAAATAAGGAACTTGCAGAAGAGATGATTGCTATCGAGAACCGTCAGGAAATTCTGGTTAATATTCTAAAGGATATCGCAGCAGAACATCCAGAGGTAAGAGACAAGATCATGCGTAGACTATCAGAGGCATCAAAGGGTAAAGAAGTAATTACCGTGGTGGTAAATAACGATGTTTGATGATTTCTTAGAAGCTCTCCAGTCTGACAACTTTTCAGAACGTCCTGTTGACGCAAAGACATTCGTAGAAGGCGAAGCCTATCTAGGTCAGCCACCACTATCTCAGGTACAGTATGACATCGTAGAAGCCATGTCCCAAATCTATAGACTAGAAGATCTAGTTGAACTGCTGGGTGAAGAAGAGGGTAGACGCTACTATAAGAAGTACACTAAGAATGAAGTAATCCTACAGCTAGGTAAGGGATCTGGTAAGGACTTTACTTCTACTGTGGCATGTTCATATATCGTTTATAAGTTACTTTGTCTTAAAGACCCTGCTCGCTATTTTGGTAAGCCGTCTGGCGATGCCATTGATATTATTAACGTTGCTATTAACGCACAGCAGGCTAAGAACGTTTTCTTTAAGGGCTTTAAGTCCAAGATTGAAAGATCTCCCTGGTTTGCTGGCAAGTTCTATGCCAAAGCAGATAGCATTGAGTTTGATCACTCTATTACAGTTTATTCTGGCCACTCTGAGCGTGAGTCGCATGAGGGTCTGAACCTTCTACTAGCTGTACTGGATGAGATCTCAGGATTTGCCCAAGAGATTGGTACTGGTAATGACCAGGGTAAGACTGCAGATAACATTTACAAAGCCTTCCGTGCTTCAGTAGATTCTCGCTTCCCTGACCTAGGAAAGGTAGCCTTGCTATCATTCCCTCGTTACCCAGGTGACTTTATATCCCAGAGATATGATGATGTAATTGCTGAAAAGACTGTGATACACAAGACTCATAAGTTTATTATGAATGAGGATATCCCAGAGACCGCAGAGGGAAACACCCTAGAGATCGAGTGGGATGAAGATGATATTACTTCTTACAAGTATCCAGGAGTATTTGCTCTCAAGCGTCCTACCTGGGTAGTAAATCCTACTCGTAAGATTGATGACTTCAAGGTATCATTCTTTACAGATCTTGGAGATGCTATGCAGCGTTTTGCATGTGTCCCAACCTTCGCATCTGATGCATTCTTTAAGCAGCAGGACAAGGTCCGTGCTTGCATGACAATTAGAAATCCAATTGATACAGCCAAGAGATTTGAACCTTCCTTCAAGCCAGACCCAGATAAAAAATACTACGTCCATGCTGACCTTGCACAAAAGCACGACAAGTGTGCTGTCGCAATTGCTCACGTAGAAAAGTGGGTATCTG